TTGGCGTCGTAGAGCGCGCGGTTTTCGATGTACAGCGCATGCTTCTCGGACGGCCGCATGGATTCCCACGTCCGCCCCTCCCACGCCGTGCCGGCCTCGGACACCGCCGGCTCCTTCACCGCCCCGGCGAGGGCCGGGTGGACGGGCGCCTTTTCCAGGTACGCCCGCAGGGATTCCACCGATTGGGCCGCCGCCCATTCGCGAAGGGCCGGCGTCAACCGTCCCTCGCGCAACCCGCGCTCGATCAGCTCGTCGCGTTCGCGGCGGACCGCGTCCGCCCGCATTGCGTCCAATTCGGCCCGCACGCCGTCGAGCGCGACGGACGCCGCACCCCACGCCGCGATGGTCCCGAACGCCGCCTCGACGTTCGCCGCCTTGGTTTCGCGGAGCAGGCGTTCCTCGAGCGCGACGCGGTCGCGTTCCCGTTTGTCGGATTCGGCCATTCGAACCTGGATGGCCGACAGGATCTCGGCCTCCGAGGCGTCATCCCGTAGGTTCAACGATCGTGCGATTGTATGCATCGTCCCCGTTCCTTTCCCCCATGCGGGGGTTCGTTTCGTGGTCTGGGTTGCCCTCGTCGCGGCCATCCGCACGAAGTCGCCCCACCCCATGACACCGTCAGCGAGGCCGGACCGCACGGCGGCCTGCCCCATGAATGTCGCGGCCTCCAACCCGAGGACGGACGCCCGATCCATGCGGCGCCCGGTGCCGACGAGGTCGGCAAAAAGGCCCGCAAGCTCGTCGGTGCGCGATTGGAATCGCGCGATCGCCTCGTCGGGTATGGGGACGGCGCCGTGGCCGTCCGCCTTGTATTTGCCCGACTTGACGACGTGCACCTTGACGCCCCACTTTTCGAGGGCCTTGGACTGGTCCACCAACGTGGTGATGACCCCGACCGACCCCACGCCACCGGACGGCGGAAGGAATATCCCATCGGCCGCGGTGGCCAGCGCGTAGGCGGCCGAATAGGCGGCCTCGTCCGCGTAGGCCCACACGGGCTTGCCGGCGGCCTCCTTCATGGCCCGGATGTTCTTGGTCGCCTCGAACGCGCCGGCGGCGACGCCGCCCGGGGAATTGATCCGAAGGATGACCCCGCGGGTGTCCTTGTCATCGAGGGCCTCCCCCACGCGCTGGGTGATGTCGTCGTAACCATCCCACCACCACCCGCCCCGTTGGGTCAGGGGGCCGTCGATGGTGACCACCGCCAGGCGCCCGGCGGCGGCCGCGGTGGTCGGGTCAAGGCCCGCGGCGGCCGCCCTAAGGCCCGGGGCGGCCGCGCGAAATGCCGCCGCTTCGGCGCCGGTTCGGCGCGTCGGCGGCATGTCCTCGAGGCGCTCGAGCGCCGACAGTTCCATGGCCATATGGCGGTCGATCGGAAAGCATTCCCTGGCGTTTTCGTTCACGTCGCACCTTCCTCGCGGCCGTGCACCTACCGGCGCCCCTTGGCCCAGCGGCGGTATTCGTTCAATGCGGCATCCGTGGTCGCGCTATCGGCGAACCGAATGAGATCCGTCGCATCGCCCAATTGATCGCGCCACGCGGTCGCCATGGGTTCCCGGTCCCGTTCGGGCAGGGCGGCCAGGATGTCGTCGGCGCTCCATTGATCCATGAGGTCCAACAGCAGGGCGGCCATTGACATGGGTGGCAATTGCCACCCGATGACTTCGGCGACGGCCTGCTCAACCGTCCTCGCCATGCCGCCTCCGGGTGATGGCGTCCGCCGCCGCCCATGCCTGGGCGTTCAACGCCCCCACCTTCGGATCCATAAGCTTCAGGATGTCCGCCGCCGTGGCGTTTGGGTTGCGTGCCAGGTAGGCGTCGAGAAGGGCCAACGCATGGCCCCCGTGGGCCATCACGGCACATATGGCGTCGTCCGATTTCATCGCCCGCGGGTGGATGGCCACCAGGTATTTGTCGTCGATCGTCATGTCCGCCCGCCGCATCGGCGCATCGGGTCGGCGGGTTCCAAGCCGGACCGTCTCGGACCATGCGTCCGCAATGGGATGCTGGGCCACGGTCCACCGGACGCGGTCTCGGTCCACGGTCACCCCGTTTCGCTCGGCGATTGCGATGGCATCCTCGATGGTTCGTGGTGCCGTGTCGGGGGGATTGGGCCGAAACGGAACCCGCGGCCCGGACGATGGGACGTCCAATTGCGCCTGCACGATGGTGGCAAGGTCCTTCGGCGCATTGGCCAGCTTATCCGCCACCCATGCGTCGTCCCCAAGGTCCGGGGGCTCGCCGAACCCATCGCCTGCCTTCTCGGTCGTCGGCGTTTCGGTAACCCCCGCGGCCTTGGCCTCGTCGCCGGTCATGGGAATGACGGTCGACCGGCAATTGAAGTGGCACGGTGGGTTATGGGTCGCCCACCACTTGTCATCGGCGGGTAGCACCGTGCCGTGGGCCGCCTTGCACACCGGCGAGGTCCGGTTGTCCATGATGGCGTCAAACTGCCAGTACGGTTGATCCTCGAGGACGGCCGGGTCGGTGAGCTCGGCGTGGCGGCCGGCGGCGTACGCCCCCTGCACGTTCGTCCGATAAATGGTCTCAATTCGATGGGCGGGCCTTTTCACCGTGCCACCCCACGCATCGGTGAGCGGTCCCTTCACGGCCTTCTTGAAGTCTTCGAGGGTCGTACCGTCGGCCACCGCCTTGTCGATGGCACGCCATGCGTCGGTGACGACGTCCAGGTTCTGGACCGCCGAAACCGTGAACGCCCGCGACCGCAGGGGCGGGTACAGCGCCTTCCACGCGTCCGGCGTGATGGGTACCTTTTTCAGGTGGAAGTCGATGGCGCGGACGAAGTCCACGTCCTCGAGCCCGATAGGCCAATCCATCAGGCCACGTCCTCGTTGACCGATAGGCGCCCACCAAGCTCGGCGAGCAACATGGCGCGCTCGACCACGAGGGACGTGGTCGCGGGGTCGGCCCCTTCAAGGATTGATTTCAGCTCGGCCCGCAGGGCCTCGTACCCGCGCGCCGTGTCGATGGCGCGAAGCACCCGCGATAGGATGTCCGCGCCGGCGTCCGTGGCGGCCTCGGTGGCCGCGTCGACAATGTCGTCGGCGTAGAGCTGACCCCGCATGAATCCGGGGACGATGCGACGCTTCGCCGCCGCGGCCGCGGCCGGTGTCGCCGGTTGTAGCTCCCCCCCAACGGGCGGCATGCTCCCCCCTATTTCGCCCCTGGCCCCCTGGGCCGGGGCGGGTGCGGGAGTCGCGGGTGCCGGTTGTGGGGCGGGTGCCGGGGCCGGCGCCGGGGCCGCTTCGAGCAGCGGCACGCCGGCGTCCTCGAGAATGCGCTCCACGTCGACGCGGGGGCTTACCCTCATCAGGGTTTCGCACGCGGTGCCAAGGGCACCCATGGCGTCGGCGTCGCCCTTGCGGTCCGCGGGGGGGGATGCGTCCCATACCGCCCACGGGGCCGCCGTTCGGCTGCCCACGTTGAATTCGGCCCAAAACGCGAGGTTGTCGTCGTGGGTCGTGGTTGAAAGGGCCTGCGCGAGGCTCGCCACGACCTGAACGTGGACGCCGTGAAGGACAAGGGCCTTGGCGTACGACCCCCCTTGCTCGGCCGTCATGTTGGTTCCGTGGAAGGCCAGGGCGATGCCCGCGTCGGCCATTTGCACTTGGGCCTGGAAGGTTTGCCAGGTGTCTGCCGTCGCCTCGACAAGCTCCATGGTCCACCCGGCGGGCAGCGCGATGGCGCTATTTCGCCCGAGGGCCTGGAGGTCGGCGGCGATCTTGCGGCGCGCCTCGGACGTGTTGCCGGCGGTGGCGCCGCCGGGGGCCAATGGGCCGGCCACGTTGTACATGGGCGCCTGGGTTTGGGCCACCAACGTCCCCTGCCCGTGCCGCTCGGAGAATGCCCCCCAATCGGCGATCGCGTAGCGTTTGAGCAGCCACCATCGCGCGACGGCGCGCCACGTCCCACGCCGCCACGGGCGCTTGCGCCCGCGAGGCGCGAAGAACAACCATTCGCCGGATGCAAGGTCCACCGGCTCGCGCTGCCCGTTTGCGAGCCGGCGCACCCATTGATCGGCGTCGGATTCGTACCCAAAGTGGGACGGGTCCCATACGTCGATCGGGCCAATGACCCGACCCGTTTCCGGGTCCTCGCGCCATTGGTTCCGCGCGAAGGCAAACCCGCACGTGACCCCATAGTGGATCAGGCGTTGGACCTCCGATTCGGGGAAGATCTTCCACCAGTCCTCGGACGCCTCGAGGAACTTGATAGCCTTCCGACTGCCGCGCTTGTCGGGCGACCCCTCGAACGACATGGGCAGCCCGGTGATGGCACCGGACAGAACGGTGAGCGCCCCGTCCACCCGATCGTCCCCTAGGATGCAGCTGCATAAGTCGGACATCATCCGCATATCCCCGGCGTCGGCGAGAAGTTCGGCCGTGCGCAGAAGGTCCGGCGTCCAGTCGTACGTCCACACCCGGGACGATGGTTCCGATACGGTTTCGATGTCAGGTAGGGTCATGAGAAATCATCGGGCGGACCGCGATGCGACGAGGATGCGCCCGTCCTCTTCGTCAATGGCCTCGGCCCCCATCAGCACGTTGTATGCACCGGATAGGGCGTCCACCTGGTCGTCCCACCGCGATTCCGGAAATTCTTCTAATTCGCCGAGCAGCTCGTCGTTCCACGCGGCCCGCACCATGCGGACGTTCCCGGCCACGACCTGGGCCGATACCGGCCCGGCCGCCACGATCTTGTTCACCCGCTTGGGAAATACCGCGACCGGGAACCCCGCCAGCGCCTTGACGAGGTAGGCCACCTCGGCCACGCCCGCGGACCCGGGGTCCCGTTCGAGGCATTGGGTGACCCCGATGCCATCAAGGGCCGCGGTGGCCTTGATCGTGCGCTCCACGGTGTGGGGGTCCCCTCGGAACCTCACAACGTTCTCAATCCACAGTAACCCGTCCGGCCCTATGGCCATCCGCAGGCCGACGGTCCAATCGCCCTCCGGCGATGCCGCGCGGTCCCAATACCGCACCCGGCCAATGACGTCCGACGGGACGGCCTCGACGATGCGGCCGGAGAAGTGATGGCGTCGAAAATACAGGCCCCGCGCGGCGCGAACGAGCCAGTTCCCATATCGAAGCTGCGCCGACCGAACCGGGTCCAGGTCGCGCAATGCGGCCGCATACCCGGGATCGTTCTTGGCCAGCGCGGGGTTGTCCTCGAGCCGTGCCGGTATGAAGGTTCGGGCCTTGGCCGAGACCCCGTGCGCATCCGTCGTGCCGCGCGGCACCCATTCGTCCTCGCCGCGGTCATTGGGGACGAACCAAAGCTTATCCCCCGGTTCCGCCGGCGGGATTGGGGCGCCGTCGTCGTCACGCCGCGGGCGCAGCCCGCCCCGCTCGTATTTGGGATCGAGCCACGGGCCAAACCGCCTAAAGACCCATTCATGGCCGATGCCGCCCGGGTTCGTCGTGGCCCGGCTGTAGCGCGGCAGGCCCGGTTGGGACGAGCGAAGGCGCGCACGTATGGCCCGATATTGGGTCTCGGTAAAGTGGGTCAGCTCGTCGAAGCATATAAGTTGGAACTCGTGCCCGTCATATAT